TTGTTTCATTTGCTCCATTCGCTCTAAGCAAAGATTCGATACATCATCTTCAGTTTCGGATTCTGCCTTGACGTTAAATGGTCGCGTTAGTTGCTGATAAAGTTGTGGGTCTTGCTCTTTCACCAACATCAATGGCTGTACTCCCTGAAACGCTTCCAACAACACTCTTACATCGGTCTGTTGTGAATAAGGCGTAACGGGCAATTCACTGTTTTGCACAAGTTCAAATACTACTTTTCCTCTTAAATCTTCCCCCGCAATCAATCTTCCCTTCGCCGCACCTTGTCCGGGATAATACCTTCCCGCTACCGCGTGTTTACTCACTAACTCAACTATTCTTTGAGCAATCCATACTCTTACTTCGCCCTTGCTCATCAGCATTGGGCCGTAAAGCGAATTAGCCAACCCATTAGTTATCTGTGCGCCCGTTGCCGTTCGGTTATCAATACTCAAGAGCGTCGAACCAAACTCTACCGCCAACGAACTCATCTGGGCATATTGCTCTGCTACCGTGTTCGCATATTGAATGTATTGCTGATTCACACCGTTAGGTGGAGGCGAATATATCGCATCCTTCAACCCTACATTCGGCGGTAACATCGAGAGATTGACGTAGATGTTCTGCCCCGGTCGATATAGATACTTTCCATCATCTTCTTTCAGAATTGAACGGTCTATAAAGACACTTGGCGTTGCGCCCATTGCCAACCCTTGATAAATCTGACCATCTACCTGATTGAATCTTCGTTGCACCGAAGCGGTGTCTTCCATACCCCGCCCGTAACCATTGTCTGCGTCGATGTACCAATGCGCCGTGAATGTCTCGCACTGATGACTTTCATTCCCAAACATTCCCACAATTAATGCCGCATCGTTCAAGCCTACTACACAGCATGGCTGTCCCTTGAAGAAGTCACTCAGTTTGCCCTTCGGCATCGTTACGCCTGCGAGCGTGTCGCCTTCTTCCACTTCGATCAATGCTTGGTCTTCAGGACTCATCCACGCCTCAAACATCGTAGGCTGCTTATCAATGTCTGAGTTTGTGCCGTACTGCGCCGCAAAACTTTGCCCTTGTAACGCCTGTCCTGATTTAGCAAACGCATCCAGTATCTCTAGCCCATAATCCTCGCTTGAGGCTGAGTCAGGAATGTTTACGTCGCCCAACATCAGGTTGATTGCGCCCTGTGTAATTCTTTGGCGTTTAATCGCCCACGGCGAGACTTCTATATCAACCCTCATGTCCCAGTGCCAACCCATGAAACTTGAAACTATCAGTTCCGGTTCACCCATTGGCTTCTGTTGGCCCATCCCTATCTGCGGCATCTGAATCGTCTGCGCAGGATTTACGTCTGTAGCCTGAGAACCACATTGGGGACACGTGTAACCAAAGTCAGCAGGAGCGAAATCACTCGCTTCTCCTTGAAAGTCACAGTCTGCACACGCGCCTTCACCCGCGTAGGTCTGTACTTCCTTACGAGTAACACTTCGCTCCTGAACTTGATATTTGCCTTTGTGAGGATTCCACCGAACCTGATAAACCACCATCCCGTCAACCAGAAACCGATCTGCTTCACGGCGACTAAACTTGCCCTTGTACCATTCGGTTTCATAGCAATCCACTACGGGCCTACATGCTTGAGCACTCGCTATCGCTTCAGGCGTATCATCGCCGGGACGCATGTTTACTGTGGGATTGCTGGCTAACAGTTTTGACTCTCCTACTTGCTTATGGAAAGTCATAATGTTCATTGCGGTTGACTTGGTTGTATCGTCTCCAACTAGAGGTCTAACGTAGTAGCCCGGTGCTCCGTAAGGTCGGCGGTAAACTCCTAGCTGATTTCCATTTTTGAACAAATGCACCAACTGAGCCGCACTAATCATTTCGTTGCGCGACTGCTTTTGGTAGTTCAGTTTGTCCGTGTACCAATCACGGAATGCCTTCTCTAACTTGGACGGTTCTTTGTTGGGTTTCTTGTTGCGGAGTAAATCTTGTATGGGTTTGGCAGGCGCAAAATTCGGAGTCGAGCGACTCAGAGGTACTGACAGTTTCGATGCGGAGGGTTCAAGTTCTGCCAATCAATGCTCACTTAGGGGTCAGTAGACCTACTGTACGCTGAAAGGTTCGTCGTTCAACTGCTTACGGTTGGCTAACTCAGCCATGAAATCTTGTCGCGCTTGCATCTCGCTGCGCCCTCTTTGTATTGCTAAGGGCAACCACTCAGTTTGAAATTCTGCTTTATCTGCCCACGGTAGTTGTTGCCACGGATCAAGCGGACTCTGAGTTGGTGTCGGGGCTGCGGGTAATACGGGGCCGCTTCTCGGTGGGATGCCGTACATTCCCTTTTGGCCCAAGACACTTGCGCTCACGAAAACATCTTCTCTTTCTCTATTTCTCTCGCACTCGGCGTTTAGTTCGCGGCGCAACATGCTCACTGTGCGTTCAAGTTTCTCCGCTTTCAAGCGATAGAATTTCGCTCTTGCCCGCCAATGAAGTATGCGAAGAAATCTCATTTCGGTCGAATCTTAGCGAACGTTTCAGCCAATTTTGCCCGCATACCAACTTTTCCCCCACGCTTTGCCGCCGAAACCATCTTGGCATGAGGAATCTTTTGGCCTTGTGGAACACCAAGATCACGATGAAGTTGGCCCGGACGTTTTATCGCTCCCGCAATCCACTTTTTCATGCTATTTCTTCTTTGCTACGGGTGCTTTCGTTGCCGCCTTGACTACCTTAATCTTTGGCTTCGGCTTCTCAATCGCTTTAGTCGCAGCCTTTTTGCTTGAGCCCGCTTTTTTCTTGGGCTTTTCCTCTATTACTTCCTCAACCAATTCCTCTTTTACGTCTTCAGGAATCTCTGCTGCCATTGCCATCGCTTTTGGCTCGTGGTCTTCCCCGTTCAACAACTCTTTTACCTTTTGTTCAAAACGGGCGTTGTAACTTTCACCTTCTTCTGCTTCACCCGTCGTTATTACTCCTTCAGCCCGCTGCTGTAACTCCAATGCGTAATTTCGCATCAAGGAATCATATTCAGGCTGAGTTTCAAGTTTTATCGCGTTCCATGCTTGCCGACTTACCTCTGTTACATCCATTCCTAATCCCCTTTTTCTGAGCCGACTTGCATTCGGCCTCGCCCATCGGCTAGTTGACACACTTGCGTCGCAAACAAGTCAGAAGGTTCGTGATACTGGCCTTCTATTGCTTGCTCTGCTCGCTCTATCAACTTTGCTCGATACTCAGGGGTTAGATTTGCATAGGTGGGCGCAGAGTCGGGTCGGGTACTCTCCCACGCTGAACGCGCTACATCGTCTATCGTTACTTTCGCCATGAATCACCTACGGGAGAAGGTTTACACCGAGGTGCGTTACGTATGCCGGATCGTTTGTCACCCACGTCAATTCTTGGAGTGTCTGCACATTCGTCGCGCCTTGCACACGTGCGTCCGACAAGTCCCCGAGTGCTTGACCAACTTTCAGTGCGCGGGCAATGGAGTTGCGCTGCGAGAATGATTCTGCGCCGGGAGCAACTACTGCCGCAAGAACATCAGTAATTAGATCGTCTGCGCCCGTCGCTGCGGCGATCAAAGTATCGGTTAAATAACCTTCTTTTCCGGCTTGGAGTATTGCGTAGCCGACATCTGCTGATTGTTGGCGATTGCTCGCGGGGTATGTGGCAAGTCCAGAAATGGTACACCTCCAATGTTAAGCAATCACATGGATTGCGTTGTTCACCGCTGCTTAAACATTCGTTGCTTTAGAGACTTCTTTTTCGGTGCTGTTTCGGGCAACCCTTGTGGGCTTTGATGCCCTAATAGTTCTGACGCAGTTTGCGGCGAGAAGCCTTTATCCTGAATAGAACCATGCTTCACGCCTTGAAAGAATCTAAACTGCTTTTTAGAAACTGCCTTATCGGGCATATCGCGCTCATATTAGGCTAATAGAACATACTTCTGCAATTAAAATTAGGAACGCTGATTTCCATATTCATCGTAAATCGCAGGTTTCCCGCCGCCGCCTAACTGTTTCTTCGCTAAGATCATCGCTATTTCACTTGTCATTGCCACATGATTAGGATGTACGTGTCGCTCTTTCATCTGTGCCGCCCGATATTGTTCAGGAATTAACGCTTGTATCTTTTGGGACTCTGACATTGACTGTATTTGTCCAAATGGCTGTCCCGCTAACAACGATCTAGTGGAATCATTCTCATCGTCGTCCATCTTCATTGGCTCATCAACGGTTAGTCCGCTCTCAGTCACTTTTACTTTGCGCCGCTTCCAATTATACGCGCCGTCTCGATGCCGCTTTAATCCGTAATCATCAGTCGGGGAGAAGAATTGGTCATCTGCAACCACGTCAAACCACGATGGGCATCCAATCTTCCACAAGCCGTCCATCCCTTTTTCGTCTCGGTGAAATGGATGTGGTTTGCGGTGATCACACGTAAGGAAATGTCGCCATTGAGCAAGTCCTGCCGTTTTTGCGGAATCACAAGGTTGGAAATGCCAACCATGTTTGGAATTAAGTACCATGCGTTCTCCGAGTTTTTCATGCGACATCATCTCCCGATGTAACTGCTCTCCATCCCACAGACCTGCTTTAACTGCCATTGACTGCTCATCAATTCCTATCGCTTGAAACGATCTGCCACGATACCTGAATCTCGCGCCTGCCAATTTTACCCACGCGGGCGCGGTAGTCAGAAACGTCCAACCACTTCTATGTCCCGTTGAGTAACCAATATCTAAGCCTGCTTCGCATATCCAATCACTCGGTACTCGTCTTTGACCGTAGAAACTTTCAAACTGGCTCCATGTAATTACATGCGCCCTTGTTACTCGGTCATCGTATTCAGGAAGTACCCGTTCCTCATCATTCGCTGTGAGGTCGTGCATGTACTCCGCTTTGAACGCATCAATCCCCGACCTGTCCAAGAACACCTGACACTTCGTTATGTTCATGTCAGCCCATGTCGGCGTTCCCGCTTTAATTATGTGTCTTGGCCCGTGTTCCGTCTGCTCAAACTCAATGACCAAATCATCCTTGAACGCAGGTACTACCCCGCCACCAATGATTCTTCTCACAGCAAGCACTGAACTCGTTCGAGTAAGGATGCGATTCATTACTGAATTTTGGTGAATGGGATTTTGGTCGAAGATGATTCTTGTGGACGCATCGCCCATTGGGAGGATTGAGCGAGCAATCATCTGCTCTTTACCTTCAACTACTGCTATCGAATCTCCGATTTCATCTACGTCTGACAAGACTATTAACGTCGGTCTCATGTCCAAGACTTTGCCGCCGCGCAACGCTACGTTCAATCCTGCGGGCCTCACCGCCCATCCAAAGCCGGAGCGAGTCTCGCCCGTCATTAAGAACTCTTTGCCCCACCCAAACTTGTTTCCGTGTGCCCCTATCTTCGGTTTAGCCAACCACGGATACATCTTCCCCAACTGTTCAGACTCGATTCTGTCTCGTATGCTGATTACGTGTTCTTCGGCTTGTTCTTGTTTCCCCGACACCCAC